CACCCGAAAAACGCAGCAGATTGCCGAGGTGCGAAAGCAAGTCGAGGCAGAAACGCAGGCAGTTCGGGCCGAGCGTGGACAGTACGCTCAATTGTTGGGAGCATTGCAAGCCCAGCTTCAGGCTTCAGAGCCGCAGGTCGATTTGGATCGTCTTTACAACGAAGACCCAATCGAGTGGGTGCGGCAAAAAGAGGTTTTGCGGGAGCGACAGGAGAAGGCATACGCTATTCAGGCCGAGCAGCAGCGTCTTATCCAGTTGAGTCAGCAAGAGCAGCAGCAGTCTATGCAGCAGCATCTGGAAAGCCAGAAAGATGCGCTGTTGGCGGCACTGCCAGAGTGGAAAGATCCAAAGAAAGCAAAGCTCGAAAAAGCAATGCTGATTGAGTCTGCCAAGTCTGCCGGTTTTTCTGATGAAGACTTGAAGAGTGTTTACGATCACCGGCTGGTTTTACTGCTGCGAAAAGCGGCACTGTTTGACCAGATGGTAAGTAAGCGTCAAGGCATCAAGCCTGTGGTGAACAATGGCCCACGACCAGCCAAGCCAGGTGCAGCGGGTCGGGTTTCGACAACGACTGAGAGTGTTCGCGCAAAGCAGCGTCTTGCAAAAACCGGTCGCATCGATGATGCGGCATCTGCAATTGAACTTTTATTGAAATGAGGAAATTATGGCTATCGTTAGCAATACATTCCTGACTTACTCTGCAAAGGGTATTCGGGAAGATCTTAGCAATGTGATCACCAACATTGCACCTGAAGAGACACCTTACATGTCGAACATTGGACGCGAGAATGTGTCCAACAGCCTGTTTGAGTGGCAGACTGACACATTGGCCGCAGCCGCTGCCAATGCTCAGCTTGAGGGTGATGATGTCGCATCGTTTGACGCTGTGACCGCAACTGTGCGTCTGCAAAACTACGCACAGATCTCGCGCAAGACGATCATCCTGTCGGCCACTGAAGAAGTGGTGAACAAGGCTGGCCGCCGTAGCGAACTGGCTTACCAGATCGCAAAGCGTGGTTCTGAGTTGAAGCGCGACCAAGAGTTTGTCCTGCTGAACGGCGGTATCGCTGTGGCTGGTGACTCTACGACTGCCCGTGTGTCTGCATCTTTGGGCGCGTTTGTGAAAACAAACACCGACAAGCAGACCAACGGCACTGACCCATCGTACACAACGCTACCAAACAGCGCCCGTACTGATGGCAATGTGCGCACCTTCACTGAAACCATTCTCAAGAATGTGATCCAGAAGGTGTGGACTGCTGGCGGTACACCGAAGATCCTGATGTGCGGCCCTGTGAACAAGCAGCGCGTATCAGGTTTCTCCGGTATCGCCTCCAGCCGTTTCAACATTGACGGCGGCGCAAAGCCTGCAACACTGGTCGGCGCAGTGGACATTTATGTCTCTGACTTCGGCAATGTGCAAGTTATTGCCAATCGTTTCCAGCGTGAGCGTGATGCATGGGTGATTGATCCTGACTACGCCAAGATGACTGTGCTGCGCCCTTACCAGCAAGTCGAACTGGCTAAGACAGGTGACGCTGAGAAGCGCATGCTGATCGTTGAGTGGGGTCACAAAGTGACGGCTGAAAATGCCCACGGCTTGGCCGCTGACTTGATTACTTCTTAATAGTAAGCAACGGAAAGGGCCAGAGAAATCTGGCCCTTTTTTAAATGATTCACAAAAGACTATTCAGCGAAAACAAGGATCAAGGCATAACCCGCTACTGGCATGAGAATGCAGAAACCGGCGATGTGACTATTGAGACTGAGCAAGATGTGACTGCGGTTATCGAGGCCAACAAGGCCATCTATAACGCAACTGATGAAAAAGCCAACTGGACAGGCGAGTGGCACTTGGTGGCGTCCATCCCCGAAGCTCTTTATTACAAGATGAAGGCTGAGGGCAAGATCGATGACCAAGAGTACATGAAGCGCTGGCTCAACGATTCCGATAATCAATTTTTTAGAACACGACCTGGGAAAGTATGAACTACATTGCCGTTTGCACCCCTGCCCGTGATCAGGTTCACACCAATTACACCTACTGCATGGTGAACATGGTGGCCTATCACACGCTCAACACCACAGACGCAATCAGTCTGAAATTGATGCAAGGCACAATTATCCAAAATCAAAGGGCTGACCTTTGCTTGGACGCGATGGCTGAAGGATGCACGCACATCCTGTTTATTGACTCGGACATGACATTCCCACAGGATCTGGTGCAGCGGCTCTTGAAGCACGACAAGCCCATCGTGGCGGCCAACTGCGCACGGCGCAGGATGCCCACTGGCCCGACTGCGCAGAACTATGACGCCGAGGGCAAGCGCCAAGCAGTCTACACAATGCCAGAATCCACCGGATTGGAAGAGGTGGGAAGCATTGGCACTGGCATAATGCTCATCAAGCGCGAGGTGTTTGAAGGCATGAGCGAGCCTTGGTTCGATATGCCGTGGCAGACTTCACGGGGCTACATGGGTGAGGATGTGTTCTTTTGTAAGAAAGCGCAAGAGCTTGGTTACAAGATCTACATCGACCATGATGTCTCAAAGGAAATCGGCCACATCGGCACATTTGAATTTCGCCATGAGCACACCTGGATCGTCAAAGAGGAAATGGAAAAAGAGGCTCAATAATGGCACTGACAACCTACACCGAGCTAAAGGCATCCATTGCAGATTGGTTGAATCGTACAGATTTGACTGCTGCCATTCCTGACTTCATCTCTCTGGCCGAGGCTCAGATGGAACGCACGCTGCGCACAAGGCAGATGATCGTCAGGGCCAATGCGTACTTTGACGCGCAGTATGGCGCTGTGCCTGATGACTTTCTGGAGACAAAGTCCCTGAAGCTGACCAGCACCAACCCGCAGACCCCATTGGGGTTTTTGAGCATTGACGCGCTGGACAATGAGGCGACCAATTACACGGCCAGCGGTAAGCCCAAGTTCTTTGGCGTGGTCGGTGGCCAGTTTCGGATTGTCCCGACACCGGATGCCAACTACACGATTGAGTTGACCTATTACGCCAAGCTGACAAAGCTGTCAGGCAGCGTGGCCAGCAATTGGCTTTTGGCATCAAATCCCGACATTTATCTGTACGGATCTCTTTTGCAGGCTGCGCCATATCTGCAAGATGATGCGAGAATTCAGACATGGGCAACGCTGTATGAGCGAGCCTTAAACGATTCACAAACCGCCGATGATCGAAGCGCATCCTCTGGGGGTGCTTTGTTGACCCGTGCAAAGACTTTTGGGTAAACCATGCTGGTGACAACGACCAAGGGCGAGATGGATGATTCTTTGCTTGAAAAGCGCGAAGGGTCACTAGAGAACGACACCGAGACAACAAGCTGGGTGGAGTACTGGTTAGACGGCGAGATGGTGCATCGTTCTGTTCATATGGCGCTAAAGCGCGGTGTTTTTGCTGATGGCATCAGCCAACAAATTTAGGGAATAAATCATGGCCAATACGCAAGCAATGTGTACAAGTTTCAAGGGTGAACTGCTGGTCGGTCACCACAACTTTGGCACTGGCGTCATCCGTGCAGCAACGACTGCCGACACCTTCAAGGCTGCGCTGTACTTGGCCAGCGCCACTGTCAATGCGGCCACCACAGCCTACTCTGCGTCCGATGAGGTATCAGGCAGTGGCTACACTGCCGGCGGCGTCACAGTGACCTTTGGCACTGCGCCAAGCACCAGCGGCACGACAGCCTTTGTGACCCCAAGCGCTAGCATCAGCTATAGCGCTGTCACCTTGTCAACGGCCTTTGATGCCGTCCTAATTTACAACAGCACACAGTCAAACAAGGCAGTCAGCGTCCACACTTTTGGCTCACAGACAGTGACTGCCGGCACATTCACGCTGACCATGCCCGTCAATGACGCCAGCACCGGCCTGATCCGTATTGCTTAAATAGGGGCAGCAAGATGGCTGCTTACGGCACAGGCTATTACGGCAAGGGCGTCTATGGCATAGGCAATGTTGTCATCAGCGGCAATCAAGCCGCTGTTGCTGTTGGCAACTTGCTGGCCAGCAGGTCTGTCCAAGAAGACGGCACGATTGCCACTGGCAATGTCGGCACACTCGGACTGACAAGAACTGTTGCCATTACCGGCAATGCGGCCACAGGTGCTGTTCAATCTGTTTTTGTATCGCCAATCATTACGGGCAACAGCGCAACGGGTGCTGTCGGCACATTGCTTGCCGAGGTCATATCATTCCAAGATATCACTGGTGTTGAGGGTACGGGGACACTTGGCATTGCTGCCGGCGTCATTTCAGTTGGGATTAGCGGCAATTCGGCCACTGGTGCTGTTGGCGCTATGTTTGGCTTTGGCTGGGGTGCGATACCCAATGCAGCAGAAACTTACACACCAATCAGCGACAGTGCAGAAACTTGGGCTGTTATCGCTGATAATTCAGAGACTTGGACACCTGTTTAGGAGCAACGCATGGCAGATACCACCACCACCAACCTACTGCTGACAAAGCCAGAGGTAGGGGCATCGACAGACACTTGGGGGACAAAGATCAACACCGACCTGGACTCGGTGGACGCGATCTTTGCGGCAGCCGGTACAGGTACAAGTGTTGGCTTGAATGTCGGCGCTGGCAAGACTTTGGCTGTTGCTGGGACACTGTCTGTTCCTGGGACGCTGACTGTTTCGGCCACTGACGCCATCAAGGTTGCGTCAGGCACTACGGCGCAGCGGCCAGGTACACCGGCCACGGCTCAATTCCGATTTAACACCACCCTCACAAAGTTTGAAGGCTACAACGGGACTGCATGGGCATCTGTTGGCGGCGGGGCTACTGGAGCAGGATCGGACACTGTTTTCTATGAAAACACAAAAGTAGTTACTGGCAACTACAGCATCACGGCATCAAATAACGCGCACTCTGTTGGCCCGATTACTGTCAACAGCGGAGTCACTGTAACCATACCAACCGGCAGCCGCTGGGTTGTTCTGTAAAGGAAATATATGTCATCAGTAGTTATCTCAGGAGACACCAGCGGGGCTGTAACGCTATCAGCGCCGGCTGTTGCGGGTACAAACACGCTGACACTTCAAGCCGCCACTGCGACAAGTGCCGTCAATACAAGGGGTACTGCTGTTGCATCTACATCAGGTACTTCAATTGACTTTACAGGTCTGCCAGATTGGGTCAAGCGAATTACTGTGATGTTTAATGGTGTTAGTACAAACGGATCATCAAATATACTTGTACAGCTTGGTGATTCTGGAGGGGTTGAAGCCACAAGCTATATATCTGTATCTGGGTATTCTGGCGGCACAAATTCAGCTGGAGCTACTAACGCAACAACTGGTTTTGTAGTAAATGTGGGGGGCGCAGCAACTACTACATTTTATGGCGCATTAACTTTATTTTTGCAAACTGGAACAACATGGATTGGGTCGCATACTTTTGGTATAACTCAAGGTGCAACTTATTTTTCTGTTCATGGAGGTGGAAGTAAAGCGCTTTCAGACACCCTTGATCGTGTCCGCATCACCACTGTCAACGGCACAGACACCTTTGACGCCGGCTCTATCAACATTTTGTACGAGGGCTAATCATGTCAATACTTGTTTTAACTTCTGACACGCTGATTGGCACAGCGGCCACGGGCAACATTGAATACAACGGGCAGTTCTTTGGGACTGACAGCAATGCATCACGGGCGCAGATGCAGAGGATTACCACTGGCACGGCGGTGGCATCCACCAGCGGGACTAGCATTGACTTTACCGGCATTCCTGCTTGGGCGAAGAAAGTGACTGTTCTGTGGAATGGCGTAAGCACAAACGGCACAAGTAACCCAATTATTCAACTTGGAGATTCAGGCGGGATTGAGGCGACTGGTTATTTAGGTGCTGCTTCAAATATGGCAACCGGTGTTGCGACTCTAAACTTTACAACAGGTTTTGGCGTGTTTGGTACTGCCGGATGGACGGCGGCTCGGGTTGTTTACGGCGGCTTAACCATTTCAAAAATAGATGGGAACACTTGGGTTGCTAATGGAACATGGGCAGCATCTGACGACAACCAAGTAGGTGTTACAAGTGGGGCAAAAGCACTTTCTGACACATTAACTCAAGTCCGCATTACTACACTTGGCGGCGCAAACACCTTTGACGCTGGCACTATCAACATCATGTACGAAGGATAAATCATGTCAACAGTAATTGATGGGTCAGCAAGCGTAACGATTAACTCAGGTGCTGTACTGGGTATTACCTCTGGCACGGCGGTGGCATCCACCAGTGGGACAAGCATTGACTTCACTTCTATCCCATCTTGGGTCAAGCGGATTACTGTGATGTTTATGGGTGTTAGTGTTAGTGGAACTTCTATACCTGTTATTAAATTGGGAACATCTAGCGGTATAGAGTCCACAACTTATTTAGGAACTGCTGGCGGCAGTAATGCGGCAAGTTCAAATAGTGTTTCGCAAATGTCTGTTGGATTTAATTTAATAGATACCGGAGATGCAGCAATAACACTTCAAGGAAGAATTGAAATTTCTTTAGGAAATTTGTCAACAAACACTTGGTGTGCAAACGGAACTTTAGGCAACGGAAACACAACTACTTGCTTTTGGATGGGCGGCGTTAAATCTTTATCGGGAACTCTTGACCGCGTCCGCATCACCACTGTCAACGGCACAGACACTTTTGACGCTGGCTCAATCAACATTTTGTACGAGGGATAAATCATGACACACAGAATAGTAGTTAATTGCGAAACAGGTGCGGTCACTCAAGTTGAGTACACACCTGAAGAACAAGCGGCGCATGATGCCGCAGTAGTGGCACAGCAAGCTGAAGCAACAGCACTGGCTGAGGCTGCGGCACTGGCTGAGGCGCAAGCAAGTGTGTCAGTACCAGCCTAATCAAGCAATGAATCAAATTGACGCCACAGACGCCAAGCTGGCCACGCACGAAGAGATTTGTGCCATGAGGTACGGACAAATTCAAAGGTCGTTTGAGTCAGGCAGCAAACGCATGAGCCGCATTGAGTACATCCTTTACGCGCTGATTGCGGTCACGCTGCTGGGGCCAGGGTTTGCCGCTGAGATGTTGAAAAAAATCCTCATGTAATTATGGACGCCCTGCCGCCACCACCGCCAGTGGCGCAAGCACCCGCCCCAGTTTATGAGTGCGTCAGGTGGTCATGGTCATCTGATAGGCTACTGGTCTGGTGTTTGAAGTGGCGGGAGAAGAAATCGTGATCGATCCGATTACAGCCCTTGCAGGCATTCAGGCAGCAGTCGCGCTGATCAAGAAGGTCAGCAAGACTGTTGATGATGTATCGTCTCTCGGCCCTGTCCTTGGCAAGTACTTTGACGCAAAGTCCACAGCAAGCAAAGCTGTTGTCGCTGCCAAGAAATCAAAATCATCAATGGGTACGGCCATTCAGATTGAGATGGCACTTGACCAAGCCAAGCGCTTTGAGGACGAGTTGCAACTGCTGTTCATGCAGTCAGGCAAGATTGATGTCTGGAACAAGATCAAGTCCAGAGCAGCGGCGATGGATGTTGAGTCTGCCCATGATGCACGCAGAGAAAAAGAAGCAGCGGCCAAGCGCAAAGCAGAAATTGATGAGGCCATTGAATTGACGCTGCTGGCACTTGTATTTTTCAGCTTGCTTGGCGTTATCCTTTATTTCAGCCTTGGCATCCTTGAGCAGCAAAAATGAGCGATGAACGCCTTGCACTGGTGGACAAGGTATTGGCCTTTGTCACATCTCCATTTCGATTGTTTGCTCTTGTACTTATGGCCGTGCTCACCTTTGCCGGCTACTTTGTATATGCAAACCAAGACTTGCTGATCGGTGCGTACAAGGAATCCAAGAAGATCCCAACGATTGCAGAGGACAGGGTGGAGGACGCTGCGGCGCACCTGTTCAAGCAGTCTGGTGCGCTGGTAGTGGCAGTATTCAAGGTCAACAGCATGTTTGGCACGCGCATCCTGTATCGGGCTTACGGCAAGAACGGCAGAGACAAAACAAACGATGGGCTGGATGTCGGCTTATTCACTCAGAACGCTGCCAACAACGCCGATGTGGTCAAGCTGATGGCCAGTGAGATTCCTTGTGGCGAATACAAATCTGCCCAGAGCGAAATGGGGCTTTGGTATATTGCCAAAGGCGTGGCCTACACATGCCGCATCAGCGTGCCACCAGAGCCAGGGCGCTTTGTTGGCCAGATCACAGTTGGCTGGGCTACAGAGCCAGAAGATCTCGACAGCGCCCGTGCAATGCTGCAAATTGCAGCAACAATGCTTTCAAGGAGTAAACAGTAATGGATTGGTTAAAACAAATTGCGCCTACGATTGCTACGGCGATGGGTGGCCCACTGGCTGGCATGGCGGTGTCGGCCATCTCCAAGGCCATCGGTGTTGACCCAGACAAGGTGGGCGACCTGATCTCCAACAACAAGCTGTCAGCAGAGCAGATTGCTCAAGTCAAGATTGCTGAGATTGAGCTACAGAAGCAAGCGCAGGAGCTTGGCCTCAACTTTGAAAAGCTAGAGGTTGAGGATAGGAAGTCTGCGCGGGAGATGCAGGCCACCACCAGATCAATCGTGCCGCCTGCGCTGGCTGCAATCATTACGATTGGATTTTTTAGTATTCTAATTATGATGATGATCGGAAAAGTGGATGGAAATAATCCAACCATCCTGATGATGCTGGGCAGTCTGTCTACTGCTTGGACAGGAATAGTTGCTTATTATTTTGGCAGCAGCGCTGGCTCACAAGCTAAGACAGACCTTCTTTCTAAGTCAGGGCCAGTGAAATGACCGAAGACCAGCTTGTCGAAATGCACATCGACCCGTTATGGCTTGACCCACTGACGGCGGCTTTTGACAGATTTGAGATCAACACGCCAGAACGCCAAGCGGCATTTATCGGCCAGTGCGCCCATGAGTCGGCCAACTTCAAGACCCTGCAAGAAAACCTGAACTACAGCGCCAAGGGTTTAAACGCCACATGGCCCAGCCGTTTCCCGTCTGAAGCCGAGGCGCAGCCCTATCACCGCCAGCCCGAGAAGATTGCCAACAAGGTCTACTCTGGCCGGATGGGCAACCTAGAAGACGGCGATGGCTGGAAGTACCGAGGCCGTGGCTTGATCCAATTGACTGGTAAGGACAACTACCGGCTGGCCTCAGACGCCTTGGGCGTGGACTTTATCGCTGACCCTGACCTTGTGCTGACCAAAGAATATGCAGCCCTGACAGCGGCTTGGTACTGGAACAAGCGCGGCCTGAACAAAGAGGCAGACGCCAAAGACTTTACAGGCATGACAAAAAAGATCAACGGGGGCGTCATCGGCTTGGCCGACAGGGTGGCGCACATCAACACGGCACTTGGTGTTTTGACTGCATAAGGTGAAATAATCACCTCATGGCCAATGTCAAGCAACAGTTAGATGTCCCATCAATCCCCAGCCTTGGCTTTGCGCCAGAGGGGTATGAGCGCAGGTACTTTGCTGAAGTCAACGGGTCACTGAACAGCTACTTTAGAAAGCTCATCAGCACGCTCGGCGCCTTGTTTGGGCCAAGGGGCGGCAAGTTTCTCAATGCGCCACATGGTGCGTTTCAAGACTCAACCGACCAGGCGGCGGCAAGCACCACAGTCGCCACTGCCGTGACATTTGACACGACAGACATAAGCAACGGCGTCACGCTATCAAATAGTTCAAGGCTCAATGTTGCAGACTCTGGTGTTTTTAACATCCAGTTTTCGATTCAACTTAAAAACACCACCAACGACAGCCACGATGTGGACATCTGGTTTCGCAAGAATGGCACGAACATAGACAATTCAAACAGCAGATACCACCCCCCTGCAAGAAAAAGCACAGGCGATCCGAGTCACATGGTTGCGGCCTTGAATTTTTTTGTTGAATTGAATGCCGGCGACTATGTTGAAATTATTTACAAGGTTGACAATGTGAATGTGACCATAGAGCATTTCGCCGCCAGTGCCAGCCCGACACGGCCAGCAGTGCCAAGTGTCATTGCTACAGTGTCTTTTGTCTCCAACCTACCGACAATCTGATTATGTACATCCCAATAAAAATTCCACCAGGTGTTTACAGAAACGGCACAGAGTACCAAGCTGCTGGGCGGTGGCACGATGCCAGCCTAGTGCGCTGGTTTGAGAACACGCTGCGGCCAGTGCTGGGCTGGCGCACCCGTTCAGCGTCTGCTGTGACGGGATCATGCAGGGCCATCATTGCTTGGCGCGACAACGCCAACGCCCGATTTATTGCATTGGGTACGCACACCAAGCTGTTTGCGATGAACGAGGCCGGCACACTCAAGGACATCACGCCGACAAGTTTTACCACTGGCTACGCCAGCGCACAAATTACTACGGGCTACGGATACAGCACTTATGGCAATTTTGCCTATGGCGTGGCACGGCCCGACACTGGAGTAATTATTCCAGCCACCACATGGAGCTTGGACACTTGGGGCGAGTATCTGGTGGCTTGTAGCAACGCTGACGGCAAGCTCTACGAGTGGCAGCTTGGCTTTGCCACGCCGACACTGGCGGCGGTGATCACCAACGCACCAGTGAGCAACAAGGCTCTTTTGGTCACTGCCGAGCGCATCCTGTTTGCCCTTGGCGCTGGTGGCAATCCACGCAAGGTGCAGTGGTGTGACCAAGAGGACAATACAGTCTGGACACCTGCGGCCACCAATCAGGCTGGTGACTTTGAGTTGACCACACCTGGCAGCCTGATGGCCGGCAAGCGCGTCAAAGGCGTCAACCTGTTATTTACCGATGTGGATGTGCATACGGCGAATTACATTGGCGCACCATTCATCTATGGCTTTGATAAGGCCGGATCTGGCTGCGGCCTGATCTCTGCTCAGTCGGTGGCGGCTATCGACACTGCCGCGATCTGGATGAGTAGCAGCGGCTTTTGGATTTATGACGGCTATGTCAAGCCGCTGCCCTGTGATGTTAGTGACTACATTTTCACGAACATCAACTACGGCCAGAAGTCCAAAGTCTATGCCGTACACAACAGCGAGTTTGGCGAGATATGGTGGTTTTATCCATCCAGTGGAAGCAACGAGAATGACAGTTATGTCACCTACAACTACCGCGAAAACCACTGGAGCATCGGTTTACTCGACCGCACAGCAGGGGTCGATGCCGGAGTCTTTACATACCCCCTAATGGTCGATCCAGATGGCTTGGTGTACGAGCATGAAGTTGGATTCAACTATGACGGGGGAACTCTGTTTGCAGAGTCTGGGCCAGTGCAGATTGGCAACGGCGACAATGTGATGAAGGTGCGGGAAGTCATCCCAGATGAGCAAACCTTGGGCGAGGCTGTGGTTTCATTCAAGACCCGACTTTACCCCACAGGCACTCAATCCACATTCGGGCCATTTACAGCGGCCAACCCGACCAATGTCCGGTTTTCTGGTCGGCAGGTCAATATGGTGGTGACGGGTGCGGTTTTGGCTGATTGGAGAATTGGGGTGTTCAGGCTGGATGCGGTGGCCGGCGGCAAGCGGTGAGTGATATTGAGCATTTGAAGAGACTACGCCGCCATGTGGAGGCTGCTTTAGAATACTCTGGAGGCACACATAATTTTGACGATGTTGCCGAGATGGTTGAGGATCACAGATTGCAGTTGTGGCCGGCCTCAAACTCGGTGGTATTGACAGAGATCATTGTCTATCCGCGACTCAAGAACTTGCATTACTTCTTGGCTGGTGGCGACCTAGATGAACTCTCACGGATGCGACCAATGATCGAATCCTGGGGCAAGTCGATTGGCTGCACCAGAGTGACTTTGGCAGGCCGCAAGGGCTGGGCAAAGACATTTTTAAAAGACGAAGGTTACAGCCCACAGTGGTCTGTACTTGCAAAGGAGTTGTAAATGGCAACAGATGTAAATCTCGGAATGCTGAGTCTTGATGAACTCCGGCGACTGCTTGGCCAAAGCCAAGCGGCTACCCCATCCTCTCAGGTGGGCGTCAGCCCGTACCAGCAGATCATGAGCCGGATGCCAATGCTTGAGAATCCATACGCCGGTATGTCGGGTGGCTACAATAATTTTCAAGGCGGCTACAACCCCAATCTGTACAGCAATGCGCCAAGAGCAATTGGTCAGCTTGGCTTTGGCGGCGGTGGCGGCGGCGGTGGCTCTGAGCCTGCTGCACCTAGTGCGTGGAGCAGCATGACCCCTGCGGAACAGGCGGCCTATTACGCTGCAAATCCAACGATGGCGACCATCACTCAATTGGGCCAAAAGGCTTTTGGATATACAGGTTTGGGTGCTTTGCAACGAGCAATGAATCCAGGGTTTGTCAGCGATCAGAGTTTGATTGCAATGGGCGTCAACCCTGCCGCATACCAAGCTGCAAAAGAGAGCTTCCGCGCTAGTGAAATTGCAGACATGAATGCAGCGGCTGAAGCTGCTGCCAATGCTGCGATGAACGCTGAATCTATGCAGTCGATGCAGGATGCGCTGGCCGCTGACACGGCAGCAGCGCAAGGGCAAAGCGTTTCAGACCAGAATACCGCTGGAGACGGCGGCGGTTATGGTGGCTACAGCGATGGCGGCGGCAGTGACAGTTTTGGTGAAGGCCAGTACAACATGGGCGGCCCTGTTGATAAGGTTGTCGGCCCTAATCCACCAGGCCCAGATGACGGCGCTGGCATGTTGCAGATTGGCGAGTATGTCATCAAAAAATCAGCGGTCAAAAAGTACGGCCAAGGGCTGCTGGACATGATCAACGCTGGCAAGATACCTGCCAAAAAAATGAAATCTTTACTCGGATAAGGGGCGAAAAATGTCTAAAGGTGGAAACCAAGTATCAACGACCTCGATTGATCCTGACATCAAGAGTGCGTTTCTCACAAACTTTGGTCAGGCTCAGGGTGTCGCAGCGGCATTGCCTGTCCAGCAGTTTGCCGGATTCAATCCTCTGTACCAAGCGGGTGAAGAGCAGATCGTCAACCAATCACTGACCCCGTTCACTGGTCAGGAAATTGGCGGGTTTATGAATCCGTACCAGCAGGAGGTCATTGACCGCAGCCTTGGCGATATTGAGTCGAGCCGCCAGATGGCAGACCTCAGAGATCGTCAGGCCGCTACACAAGCCAGAGCCTTTGGTGGCTCACGCCAAGGTGTGCAGTCCTCACTGACCAATGCCGCTGCATTGAAGCAAGCCGCTGACCTGTCAGCCAACCTGCGCAATCAAGGCTTTGGTCAGGCGACTCAGTTGGCTCAGTATGCTCGGGGACAAAACCTCCAAGGCGGCCAGAATGTGCTGGCCTTGGGCGGTGCGCGTCAGGCGCTGGAGCAGCAACAGCTTGATGCCATCCGCAACATCGGCCTGCAAAAACTTGGCATTGTGCAGTCCAGCTTGGGTGCAAGCCCAGCCAACTTGGGCGGCAGTGTATCTACACCGTATACACAAAACCGTGGCGCTGGTCTTTTGGGCGGTGCTCTGGCTGGCTCTCAGTTGGCCGGCCTTACTGGCGGCGCAATTAGCGGCGGCGTGGGTGCAGGACTTGGTGCATTGCTTGGTCTGTTTTAAGGAATAAAAATGGCAACGCAATTTGACTTCTCAAACATTGGCAGCATTTTCGGCGGCGGCATGGGCGG